GGGGTAATAGAGGTATCCATTATTGGGAAGTAGGTTCAACTAATCTAGATCTTATAGAAGGTCAAGCAGACTATGATTTTTTTAGATCTAGTGATGATGGAACGTCAGCAACAACTACAGATCCAGCAAGCGTATTCGGAATATCCGATGTTCTTGAAGCACAGTTAAGAAGTAATAGAACACAAACAACTCAATCAGATAGTCCAATGACTAAGGTAGATAGATCTACTTATGCAGGATTTTCTAATAAATTATCTAAAGGTACGCCTAATCAATATTGGGTAGAGAGATTTATAGATAAAGTTACAATACATATTTATCCAACACCAGATTCAACAAACGCATCTAAAGATATGCACTTCTTTTTTATAAAAAGAATACAGGATGTAGGAGATTACACAAATGCAACTGATGTACCATTTAGATTTGTGCCTTGCATGGTATCAGGACTTGCATATTATTTATCACAAAAATATCAACCACAACTCATTCAAGCTACAAAACTAGCTTACGAAGATGAGTTTGCAAGAGCATTAGCGGAGGATGGATCAGCTTCAAGCACACACATTACGCCTAAAGCTTATTATCCAGGAACATAATGGCAAAGTACGCAACAGGTAAATACGCAAGAGCAATATCAGATAGATCTGGTATGGAGTTTCCATATAAAGAAATGGTTAGAGAATGGAATGGTTCATTCGTGCACGTATCAGAATTTGAACCAAAGCAACCACAATTAGAACCAAAACCTATGAACGGTGATTCTATATCTTTGCGTAATGTTAGACCTGATAGAACAGAAACTGCTGTACCTAAACTTTTACCACTAAATGCGTTTACAACGACAAGTGGTTCAACAACAATATCAGTTAATGAACCAGATCATGGTAGATCAACGAGTGATACCGTTAGATTTAGAGACGTAAATGTTGTTGGAGGCGTGGCTGCAGCAACGATAAATCTAGCTGCGGGATACACAATTACAAAAGTCGATGATGATAATTATACCTTTGCAACTGGCACAACATCTAGTATAACTGAGACAGGAGGAGGTGGATCTGCATCTGCAGGACCAGTAACGGTAACAGCATGATTAAATGGTTTAAAAATTTATTTTGTAAAATAATTAATGTTAAACAATGTGAGTGTCCAGAACCAGAAGTTTTAGTAATTAAAGAAAAACCAAAACATTGTTCAGGACATAATAGATTTAGAAAATCTTGTCCTCTTTGTCAGGAGATAGTAGCATAATGGCAGGATTAAGCGCATCAGGATTAAAAACTCAAATAAGAAGTTACACTGAAACAGACTCTAATGTTTTATCAGATTCTGTTTTAGAAAATATTATTTTAAATGCACAGTATAGAATATTTAGAGATGTGCCTATCGATGCAGATAGAAAACAACAATCTATAAATTTAGTTCCAGGTCAAGAAACTATTAACGCACCCGCTGGTTGTGTGTTTGTAAGGGCTATTCAAATTTATGATTCTAATTCTGTTTTAACAGGTCCAAATACATTCTTAGAAAAAAAAGATATGACTTATTTACAAGAATATCAAGACGTGACAGGAACAGCTGCAGCACAGGGTAAACCAAAATATTATGCTATGTTTGGCGGAGCAACGGGAGAATCTGATACAACATCTGGTCGTATATTTTTTGCTCCTACGCCAAATACAAATTATCTAGCTAGAATACATTTTAACAAAGCTCCTGATCTTTTAGAGAACAATGATACTAATTATATAAGTCTTAATTTCCCAAATGGTCTTCTATATTGCTGTTTATCTGAAGCTTACGGCTTTTTAAAAGGTCCAGTAGATATGTTGACTTTATACGAAAATAAATATAAACAAGAGGTACAGAAGTTTGCTAACGAGCAAGTTGGTAGAAGACGAAGAGATGACTACACTGATGGCGCTGTTCGTATACCGGTAACCTCAGCAAACCCGTAGGAGATTAAATTATGGCAATAACATCGGCAATATGTTCAAGTTTCAAACAAGAACTTTTACAAGGTAAACACAGTTTTGAATCTTCAGGTGGTCACACTTTTAAACTTGCGTTATTTACAAGCTCTGCATCTTTAGGTGCTGCTACAACAGACTATTCTACTTCAAATGAAATTACAAATACATCAGGAACTGCTTATACTGCAGGTGGTGCAACTTTAACCAACACTGGAGTTGGATTAACAAGCACAACTGCATTTACAGATTTTGGTGATGTAACTTATAGCTCTGCTTCTTTCACTGCAAACGGTGCATTAATTTATAACACAACAACAAATGGTGGCACTGGTACTACTGATGCTGTTGCAGTTATAGCTTTTGGTGGTGACAAGACTGCAAGTAATGGAACTTTTAAAATTGAGTTTCCTGCAAACGACGCGACAGCAGCAATAATCAGATTAGCGTAGGAGGTCGACCATGTCGACAACTTCAGGATGGGGCAGGTTTACCTGGGGCCAAGCTTATTGGAACGCAGACACAACTTTAAAAACAGGTTGGGGTGCACAAGCTTGGAATGATGGTGAGTGGGGCGAACTCAAAGACGCAACTATATTTCCAACAGGTTTATCTATAACTTCTAGTGTTGGCTCTGTTGATGTTCCAGATCAAATTATAACTCCATCAAGTTTTGAAATTACAACTTCACAAGGTGAAGCTTTTGTTCCTGTCGTTATAGACGACACCTTATCTATTACATCTTCTATTGGTTCAGTGTCCGTGGTTGATATGCAAGTTGGACTAACTGGTCAATCAACAACATCAGCGATTGGATCTGTAACAGTTAATGACATGACTATTGGTCTAACAGGCCAATCGTTTACTGCAAGTCAAGGAACAGCAAAAGCACCAAACGAAACAGCTATTCTTTCTGGATTATCAATTACATCTGAACAAGGAACTGCTCAAGGCATTTCATCTCAAGAAGCACAATTAACAGGTATAGAATTTACAGCTAGTCTTGGAACTGTAGTAATACCAAACGATACAGTTCAACCATCAGGATTAGAGGCTACATTTAGTCAAGGATCTATTATAGGATTAGGTGGAGCTGTGGCTCAACCAACTGGTCAGTCTGCTACAGCCTCTGTTGGATCTTTAACAATAGAAGAAGGTCTGGGATTAACTGGTCAATCATTTAGTGCTAGTGTTGGATCTATAAGTTTAACTGATATCACTGTTGGATTAGATGGTTTTTCAATAACGTCTAGTGTAGGATCTGTAAATATCTTTGCATACGGAGATATTGACACCGGTCAAAATAACAGTTATTCTGACGTATCAACAGGAACTAATAATAGTTATTCAAATGTTGCAACAGGGACAAATAACAGTTATACTGATGTAGCAGCGTAGGAGAATTTTTTATGGCATCAACATTTACCCCTTTGGGTGTGGAACTTCAAGCAACTGGTGAAAATGCCGGTACATGGGGAACAAAAACTAATACTAATTTACAAATCATTGAGCAAATAGCTGGTGGTTTTACACAACAAGCTGTAACTGACGGTGCAGATACAGATTTAACTGTTTCTGACGGTTCAACTGGTGCAACTCTTTCACATAGAGTTATAGAATTTACAGGATCTCTTACAGCATCACGAAACGTTACCATACCTTTAGATGTTCAAAACTTTTACATTTTAAAAAATGCAACGTCTGGTTCTCAAAACGTAGTATTTAAATATGATACTGGTACAGGAACTAGTGTTACTATAGGAAATGGAAAAACAGTTATTGCATATGCAAGAGCAGATGACGGAACTAATCCAAATCTTACAGAAGTTTCATTAGGTTCTGATGTTGTTGATGATACATCACCTCAACTAGGTGGTAACTTAGATACTAATTCTTTCATGATCGACTTTGATGATGCTCACGGTATCAGAGATGAAAATGCAAATGAACAATTGATTTTTGAGACAACCTCCTCTGCAGTAAACCATGTAGATATAACAAACGCTGCAACAGGTGCTGGTCCACAGATCGGTGCAGTTGGTGATGATACCAATATCAGTCTAAAATTAAGACCAAAAGCAACCGGTAATATCGAGGTCATGGGTGCAACAAATCCAGGCTCAATTCAGCTTAATTGTGAATCTAATTCGCATGGGATTAAACTAACCAGTCCGCCTCACAGTGCTTCACAGTCTTATGAAATTAAGTTTCCAACGTCAAATATAACAGCAGGGACGTTTTTAAAGGTAGATAGTATAACAGGATCAGGAACTACAGCAGTTGGTCAACTAACTTTTGATTCTTCACCAGCAACAACAGGAAAAGCTATTGCAATGGCAATCGTTTTCGGATAAAAGGAGATAGATTATGGCAAATCCAAATATAGTATCAGTAACAAGTATTAAGGGCGAGTCGGTTGGATATAACCTTTCAGCCACTACAACTACAACTTTATTAACAGTAGCCTCAGATAAAATTGTAAAAGTAAATAGAATTACATGTGCAAACGTTGATGGCACTAACGCAGCAGATTTAACAATATCTGTTGTAAAAGCAAACTACACTCCAGATGGTATTTCAAATTTTGATACTTCTGGAACTTTTTTCTTAGCAAAAACAATATCGGTTCCGGCTGATGCAACGCTAGTAGTTTTAGACACACCAATATATTTAATGGAAGGTGATGTTCTAAAAGGCGGAGCAGGTG